GATTATTATGAGACAGGGAATTCCGCCGTTGGTCTGAACCATCTTGAGCAGAGATCAGCCAATGCCTTCACGAATCAACAAGTTAAGGTTATTATGAGGGATTCTACAAACCCTGTCGCAAATATTGTGTACTTGTTCGGACATCAGGCAACAATTGCTGCAAAGAATACATGGGAACGCCAGAGTACGATAATTGATCTTTCAAATACATCTGTTTTACCGGGCCACGGCACTTTCAATAAAACCCTCGGCGCCGCCGGCCATCCTATGGGCGATCCAACCCAAAGGGGGGTAATGTCCGGAATTCGGCAATACGCACTCGTAAACGAACCTGCCATGACGGGCACGGAGCCTCTTGCATGGAGTGATTTTGATACTCTATTTTTTGAATTTAAAGTTTACACTGGCCAGGAGGATGTGGGCCAAACAGGCACGCTTGTCGTCGAGGGCGCCGGGGCCCCGACTTGGGTTGGCGCTGGCAACAATGTGACAAGCATATTTTCGGGAAACACAATTTGGTATGATGGATTCATGTTGGAAGAGATTGATCCGTTGTTTGATTCATCCACCTTCGTTGCAAATACCGCCAGCGAGTTTTCTAATCCTGATAATAATAGAACAATGTATGAGCATTCAACATTCCCTATCCTAAACAACTACATGACAGGACTCACGGGAAAAACCTCTCCGGCTGCAAACACTCTTGCAAGACCAATTGCCAATCAGTTCACGGGGTTTGCTGTTGTTCGGACGAATCTTACTGCAAATCAAACTAATTATTATTCGGGTGTTTGGCCTTGGACTGCTCAACAATTATTTGATACAGGTTCATCTCAATATCCGAGTCATGGTTCCGCCACAAGAGTTACGGATGGTTCATATGGTCTTGTGCTGGGCCCATCCTCAGGAGCAAGTTCAAATGGGTATATATCCACCCTGGCTGCAAATTCTTCCGGGTATAGGTCTTTTATCTCTGCCTTGGACGATACTCATACACGACTTCCTTTGGATACGTCTACTTCGTTTAGAATTTTTGGGATTTCGGAATTTGCTACCACCAATACATATGCAGCCACACAGGGAAAGACTTCTGATCTTCTGACCATGCATTATCATGGAAGACGATATGCAAATTCAGAACACACCTGGGGCGATGGCACAACAAGAACACCAAATGACCTAACAAGAGATGGGCTGTCATACGAAAGACAGCTTGCCGACGATGCAACTTTTTATATTGGTCATAATCAAATAGACAAATACGATGCCGCTACTAATCGTTGGTATTGGTTCGACGGAGACATGGCTGAGATTGTCTGGTTCAATGAGCAACTTTCAAATACACAAATTGCACTCGTCGAAGGGTATCTGGCTCACAAGTATGGCATTGCGGATGACCTGATTCACAAGGATGGCTCTGGCGACCATCCGTACAAGTATCAGGCACCTCCGGCAGTCGGAGCAAATAACACACCTTATTGATTATAAATAAGAGGACAGGAAACTTTAGGGGAAATATAGCGTGGCATCACTCGTAACAAAACAATTTTCTTACCATGCAGCCAAGGCCTTTGCAAATTCGTTTCTAGCTGATTCGATATATTTGTATATAGGGCGCCCGACTGCCTGGACGGTTCCAGGAACCCCAGAGGCTTCTGAAGACAAGCACACGGATCATATTTCAATTTGGAATAATATGGCCGGGGCCGTAAGGGTTCCTAGAAATAGTGTAGCTCTTGGAATTAAAAGAGTAAATTGGGTTTCAGGAACGGTCTATGAAAAATATAAGGATAGTATAACTAGTCTTGGAGGCGGAACTGGATATTATATATTGGCCGGAACTAACGATAGATGTGTATATAAGTGCCTAGATAATAATGGAGAAGAGGCCTCTACGATTAAACCTACGCATAAAAATTTACTTCCATATAGAGAAGTAGATGGCTATTTGTGGAAGTATATGTACGAAATTACCGACTCAGATTTTAGTGATTTTGCGACAGACGATTATCTTCCTGTTACATTAGCCAAGGGGAGTTCTGCCGGACCAGGAACAATTCTTAATATTACGGTCCCGGCTAATACTTCATCCGGGATTGGAGAATATTATCGTGGGTCTGGATTTTCAAATGGGACGGTTGGAATTTCTCTTCATCCTACGGCCAATATTAAAACCGCTATAATTGAAACTAGTAGAGAGTTGGTGTTGCAGTCCGATCAAGGAGGGCTGTCTCCGGCGGATGATTTTTATAATAATACTTCTATCATGCTAACCAGCGGCGAAAGCCAAGGAAAGATATATGATATTATAGATTACACCCAATCATCAAAAACAGTTACGGTGTCTTCTGATGTTGGGAGAGTATCGGCCGGAGATACATTTAAAATAGGGCCTAGAATTACAATTGATGGAGATGGTGCTGGATTAACTGCAATTGGAAATGTAAATGGATATGGAAATATAATTTCTATTACAGTAGGGACAATTGGTTCTAACTATTCGACAATAAATTCAATTTCGTTTCATGAAACTCTTAGTGCCACGGTGACTAGTCCTTCGGGGGCTTCTGCAAACATTTACATTCCTCCTTTTGGTGGGCATGGATCCAATCCAGCCGCCGAACTTCAGGCCAAATATGCAATTGTGTCGGCCAAACTTCCTAGGGCGGGATCGAGTGCAGATGGTGATGGATACTTTGTTGGATATGGGCAAGATTTTCGTCATATAGGATTGTTAAGAAATCCGTTGACTTCTGATTCTGTTCTGGCCAGGGGTGGTTCATACGACCTAAGGACTCATTTATATTTTGATTCGACTGATGTTAACTATGCAAATATTCTTACAGATTTTCAGATAGATGGTACTGTCACAAATGCCAACACAGGGGCCACTGGAGTTGTTTGGAATCATCCAGACACAGGAACAGGAAGTAGACATCTTACTCTAGTTAATGTAGTGGCTAATAGTGGGCTGACATTCTCGGATGGACAATATATTAATGAGACTGGAGTAGGAAGAATTTCGAGCGCCAATTTGAGTCAATTTTTATATAATGGAAACGTCCCAATTTCATCTGTGCTGCCTGGGCAATTGGCTAAATATAGTGGAGAGATTATATATCATGAGGATCGCGTAGCTGTGTCTAGGTCCCTGGACCAACAAGATAATATTAAATTGATTTTTGAATTTTAAAGGATAATTTACTAGAATGGCAGAATTTAATAAAGCCCCTTATTACGACGATTTTGATGAGAACAAAAAGTTCTTACAGATTCTGTTTCAGCCCGGGCGCCCAGTCCAAGCCCGTGAGTTGACACAACTTCAATCTATTCTCCAGAATCAGGTAGAACGTGGAGCGGCACATATATTTAATCAAGGATCAAAGGTTTTTGAGGCTGAAGCGGTCGGCGGCCAACAAGGATATGATTCGGAAACAATTCAATTTATTAAACTTCATCCTAGAAATAAAGATGGAAATATAATTAATGTTTCTAATTTTGTGGGAAAAAGTATTAGGTCAATATCCCCAGACTTGTCTATAACCATAGGAGGAAAGGTATTAGCGGCTACGGCTAATTCTTCTGGAGACCCAGATACAATCTTTGTTCGTTGGGAAACAGGAAAGGATTTATATCCTATTAGATCAAATGAACAGTTGCAAATATGGGATGAAAATAGTTCTGAGGGTATTTATTATACAGCAAATGTGTCTGTTAATGATTTGGTCCCACATGGTCGAGGATCTGTATTTGAAACAAGTGATGGTGTTTATTTTGTAAATGGTAGATATATAAAGACTAACGCCCAGACTATTGTTGTGGGCAAATATGATGCCAATGTTACTTATCGTATAGGATTTGACATTATAGATAATATTATATCTAGTTCAGATGATGGATCATTGTTAGATCCTGCGTCTGGATTTAGTAACTATACTGGATCTGGTGCAGATCGTTATAAAGTGGATCTTGTGTTAACCACAAAGGGAGATGGAAAAACTATATCTCAGTTACAGGCCTCTAATACAATATCGACTGAGCTTGGAGATATTGTGGCTTCCAATACGTTTTTTGAGGTCGCAAGGATTGTTGATGGAAAATTAACTAGGAAAGTACAAACTCCATTATATTCTGAATTAGAGAATTTGCTTGCACGAAAGATATATGACCAATCAGGCAATTTTACAATTTCTGGGCATAAGCCTTTATTAGAAGAAAAGTCGGTTAGGGGGGAAGGTGGACTTGATGGTTCTGATGAATTTTTGTTTGGTGTCGAAGGAGGAAAATCTTATGTTAGTGGGTTTGAGTGGAATAATGAAGGACGGATTACTTGGACTCCTATAGCCAAGGCTAGGACAACAGGAACTACTCAGGATCTTAGGGTGCCAATTGTATATACAAATTATATAACACTCCATGATTCTGTAAATGCAATTACCGATGATGCCGAAACTAATGATCTTCCGGCCAAAGGTTTTTTTCATGTAAATGACCAAAAGAGAATTTCTTTATTTTCTCAAGATCGATATATTACCGACAGCGAGTTTAGCAATCTTGGTGCAAATAATACAGACTTAACAGCAAGAGACGGAACTCTTTTATCTGCAAATGTTTATAATTCTATTCTAGTAGGAACGGCTAGGGCCGAAGCCTTTCAATATGATTCTTCGGCCACCGACGCCGCTTTGGATTTTGGAATTCAAGGAAAATCATATCGATTATATTTAAGAGACTTTGTTCCTAATAAGGTTCATGGGACTTCTAATGGGGCCAATAAGAGTGGAGTTCAGGCCCTTTATTATGATACAACTCAAAATCTTTCTTACTATAAATTAGACACCAATCTTTTGGGCGTTCATGGGTTTAGTAACACCGGGGGAGATACTCGTACTAGGGATATGTATGGTCCTGATTATGTTACAGTTCAAGGATTTAATTTTCCTGGAGGGCATTGGAATATAATTGCAGGTGAAGTCGTAGATGCAAATAGTACGGGCTGGATTGGGGTTAGAAGTGTTCGGACATCTACTGTAAATAATCATCCTGATGAAGGTGGCACTACTGCTATTCCTGCCGAAGATAATGGAATTATAACTAGAACAACTCGCGCAGGAATTTCTCCTCGAAGGCTAATTTTATTAGATGAAAATTCTAGAGCTTTGTGGTCGGATGCATATAATGGCGCTTCGATTACTCTTACTTCAGGATCGGCCGCAGGAGAAACAAGGAAGATTGTTGATTATGTTGGTGGCGCTCATGTAAATTCAATTACATATTTTCAAGGATCTGAAGATGGAGGTACAGAATTTTCCAATACTTTGGACTTGCAAGGAGTAGGAAAACGAGGGCTGGCCGTTGTTGATCGTGAGTTTAGTGCCATTCCTAACACAAGCACTCAATATACTATTAGTTTTGCCTTAAAAAATGCAAGGTCTGTGGGCATTAATGCGAACACTAATGGAAATGGTTATTCCACGGCCGATCTTGCATATTATCAATCGCGAGGAGTGGCCACCGGAGCCCCAAATCAATTCGACCACATTACTGTTGGAGCTTCTCCTAATCTCACTACTCTTTATAATATTGACGCCGTTTCTGGAATTACGCCCGCTGGTTCTATAGAAGATAATAATAATACAGATGACATTTATGGAGGGCGCCGGATTTCTGGAGATACTTTCCTAAGTGGTTCTCTAGGAACTTTATTGGGGGCGACAGGGCGAGCGGCAGTTCAGACGCTAAAAACAGAAGGACCTCCTCTTTCCCCAACCAGTAATACTTTTTTTACATCCCAGCGAGTGTATGAAAATATAACTCTTAATCCTGGAAGTTCTGTAGCAATCACGTTAGCCTCTGGATTGTATGATGCCGGCCAAAGATTTTTTAGATATGTGGCAGGTAGTTCTACTCCGGGTCGAGAATATACTTCTGATGAAAGAAATTTATTTATTCATGTAGTAGATAGGGCAACCGGAAGGGTTGTTGATTTTGACAAAGGAACTGGTGGTGAGGTACTTATTGAAGATAACAATACTAATACTGGACATAAAATAAATATTACGGTGCCTACTGGTTATGGCTATACTTCTGGCGCATATGATGCCATAGTAACAGTAATTCATGAAAATGCAGCTCCAAGATCAAAAACATTAAGAAAAGCTAATGCCATTGCTGTTGCGGCGGATGTTTTAAGTACAGGTTATAATTTATCAAATGGGCAAATATTAATAAAGAACTCTAGTGGAAACAATTCTCTTGGAGAAATTTCTATTGACCAGACTGATGGAAAAACCCCCCCTTCTTATGTTTCGCAGACATTGGGGGCGTCTGATGTTTATTCTGTAAAGATTTTGGATACTGGAGTTACTGGAGGAACAACTTTAGCTAATCCTACGGACGAGATGGTTCAACAATTGGCGCTATCTAATGTTGCGTATTTTGATTCTCATGCCACGGCAAAGGATATTACAAATAATTATATTCTAGATACTGGTCAAAGAAATCATATTTATGACCATGCTTCTTTAACTTTGCGGCCTGGATCTCCTATTCCTTCTGGGCAATGTTTGGTTCTTTTTGATCGTTTTGAGCATTCTGATTCTGATGTTCGTACAGGAACTCCTCAATACTTTTCAGTAGATTCATATCAACATACTGAAGACATAACCTACACATTAGAAAGTGGAACTTTTTCTGCTGGAGATGTTATTACTGGAAATGTGTCTGGAGTCAGGGCAAAAGTTTTTGATGTTCTTGATAATAGCACAAAACTCCGAGCAGTAAGTTTAGTTCCCTTTGGATCAAATGCACATTTCGTCGTTGGGGATGGAATTTTTGTTAATTCTTCGTCAAATCCTCCTACGACTACGGCTAAGGCCAGTGTTGGGGCCGTGACAAACTTAGAAATTACTTATAAAAATATTCCAAAATATAAAGGAACTAGTCGAACTTATAACTTGCGTGATGTTATTGATTATCGCCCGTCAAGAGCAGATGGGGTATCTTCTGTTCATAATGCAGAATATTCAGTTGAAAACGTGGCCATTCCTTTGGATTGCTCTGCTTTTGATTTAGGGTTTGCTATTGACGTTATGCCTAGATATAAACTAAAGTCTTATCTCGGCCGAATAGATAGAGTTCTTCTTAAAAAATCCCGAGAAATTAAAATTCAGCAAGGAATTCCAGGGTTGGCTCCAGTTCCTCCTCCAATAGAAGCTCCGGATGGGGCTAACCCAAGTATGGTTCTATTTAATGTATTTGTTCCTCCATATACTTTTAATCTTCATCCTGAAGGAGAGTCGGCCAAGGGAGGAGTTATAGTTAAGCCTACTAAGAATAAAAGATATACTATGAAAGAAATATCAAGAATTGATGATAGAGTCAAAAATCTTGAATATTATGTGGCATTAAATGCGTTAGAGCAAAATGCAAAGGACTTAAATGTTACTGATTCTCAGGGGCTATCTAGATTTAAGAATGGAATATTAACTGATAATTTCAATGCTCATACTACAGTTCGGCGCCAGGTAGGAGAAACTTTGGATTTGGCCCGAGGGTTTAATGAGTATTCTGGATTTTTACAGCCATATTATGCATTAGATAAAGATAAAGGACACTTGTGGCCAGCAGAAACTATTGATACGACAGATTGGAGATTTCATCTTGATGAAGGCGCTTCGTCGGGAATTGCATTTTCTGGTGATGAGAATGAAGTAATTACTTTAGATTATCAGATTGTTCCTTGGACTACTCCAGAGGCGCCTATGCAATTAATGGCAAGCGAATCAAAGGAGTTGATTGATCCTGGAGACGGCGGCGCGCCTATATTAGATCCTTTCGGTGAAGGTAATGGGAAGGTAAATATCAATCCATTTTCTCAATACAATTTTATGGGAAATTTGAGGTTAAGCCCAAACTTTAATGATTTTGTTGATGTTGTTGATACTGATAATGTTGTAATTACTAATTTGACTGGCCAGGCAGATGCTCTGGAAGGCCTTCCCGTAGACGCTATTCAGACGGCTCAACAAAATGGCCAGGCTACATTTCCTATTCCTGGTCAGGCCACAGTTACTGAAACTCATGGTCCTTTACAGAGCGATCCAGGAACAGTAAGTGGAAATCCCTCTGTGGTAACAGCAGACTCAGAACTTTCAATGGACCTTGCAGTATCTAGTTTAATTGAGAATCGTGGTGATCGTGGAGATCATTATCATGTGGCTGCATTTGATAGTCCTAGTACACAAGATTTTAGTATAGAGCTTGGACAGACTATGCAACAGGCCTGGGCTGCCGTTCGACATACGCCTCAGACTACCTTACAAATATTTGAAGATGCCGTCGTTGATATTGCAGTTGCAACCCATATGGTTCCGCAAAACATTTCTATTTCGGCCACTTCTATGAAACCTTCTAGCAAACTTCATGCTTGGTTTAGTGGCGATCCTGTCGATTCTTATATATCTTCTGCTAGCGTGGTACATTTATCTGGAGAAAATAATTTAGGGCGCCGAACAGGAAGTAGGGCGGGACAATCAAGAATAAATGAGTGGGTTACTATAGACGGCGTTGGTCCTGAAAACGCAAGGGCTAAACTTGTTGGTGCCAGGGCGAACGTGGCTTATTTGACTGAGATTACCTATTCTGGATCCCCCGGGCAAAAGTTTTCAGACGATGGAATTACTTTGGTTGGGAATACAACTGGACAAACTGTTGAGACTTTGCAGCGTGATGTTGGGGCGTCACAGCAGTTTGTGATAAATGCTACAGGATTTATCAATTATCCTGACACTACTGATCCTGGATATAAACCAAGTCATGACCATAGGTCTGGTTATTTTAGCACCCATTCAGTTCCTGCTGGTCAGGTAGAAGGACATACTGAAGTTAAATTGGCAATTGATGCTCCGACGAGGGGAAATGCTTTGGCCATGCCTGTTATTACTCAGGCAAATTTACCAATTAAGAATGACGATGGTAGTTATAGCGGAGATACTGAATTTCTAGGTTCTCCGTTAGGAACAGAAATTCAGATTGTGAGAGGAACCGGGCAAGGCAAAAAGGGAACAATTGTAAGTTATAATGGGACTACTCAGGTCGCTAATGTTGTTGGGTTTGGAACGGGGTTTGTTCCTGATGGTACCATAGGCGCCGGAACTAGAAGTTATTACACAATTGCCAGCACAGATTCTACTAAAGGCCGCCATGGTACTACCGATGATTTTATAACCACTAATGAGCATGGAGAATTTCATGGAACCTTTAATCTTCCTGGAGATTTATTTAGAACAGGAACAAAAATTCTTGCCTTAAATGATAGGGGAGATAATAATCCTTTCTTGATTAAGACTTGGGCCCTGGCTCCTTATTTTTCGACTGGGAGCGTACATACTTTATCTGACTCTGCCGTGGCCACCAGGGATATAGTTGATGCCGAGGCCGGGTCAGGAATCAGCTATTCTGTTACGCCTGCGACCGAAGGCGCAAATTATTTATGGGCCCATAGGGCTTCTGATGGAGTTAGAGGAAAGGTTTATGTGACCACAGGAATTGAAATTGCCCGTGGTGGTGGCCGCGATGGCGGCGGAGGCCTATGGGGATCATATATTACTGATGGTGATTCTAGGAATAATAGGTTCTTGTATGGAGAATTTGATGGTGCAATCCAGCATCCAGATGGTTCTTTTACTTATACTCCTATGCCTGTTTCGGCCAGAAATGGAGATAATCCTCCGACATATGGGACGTGGGAGGATACATATACAGCCCAAGCGACATTAGGTAGCTATGCTCCTGGGATAGTCGATAAGTTCAGAGAGAAAAAGTCGGGACAATTTACCACTCTTGATAGTGATACCGGGGCTAGCCTTGCAAGGAGGGGCAAAGGAACGGGAAAATATGATAATTGGTTACCTAATTATGATACTCATATGTTTCCTTCTTTATATCCAGTTTCAGTCTCAGGTGGAGAGTCTGTTGGTGGGATCAAGGCATTTGCCACCGTAACAGATGGCATAATTACTAAAACTACTATTACCGATCATGGCGCGGCCGTATTTAATGAAGATGCTGGAGAGGTGGCCAAAGGCCCCGAATGGCGTGCCGCGTACCATTCCAATTATCCGACATCATCGGATCATGGAACTTTTCTTGGAAAAACTATTCTCTCAAATAAGGCGGAGGATATTATATCTAATCTTCCTTATGTGGCTGCTCAGATGCAAGCAATTGAAAATGGAACAGCCATCTCTAATTATGGAACAAGCGGCTGCGGAACAGCGGCCGATCCTTTGGCGCAGACATTTACAATTCCAGGGCAGACTCCAGACGAGCCTAACAGGCATGGTGTGTTTGTGTGTGGAATTGATTTGTGGTTTGCCGAAAAGGGAACTAATGATGTAGACGTTGAGTTGCGAGAAGTTGTTAATGGTTATCCTGGCCAGCAGTCTATGTGGTGTGTTGGAGGGCATAGTAAAGCGGAAGCAGTCTTGCAATATGAAGAGATAAACATTAGGCTTGGGACTATTGTTGAAGGAACTCCAGGTTCTGGATACCCAGACGCAAACGATCCCGAATCTTACACTACTGCACTTTTTCCTGCTCCCGCATATCTTCTTCCTGGCCGAGACTATTGTGTTGTTGTGAGATGTGCCGAATCTACGGAGTTTTTCTTATGGTGTTCAGATTCTAGAGGAAATATTTTAGGTAGCTTTGATTCCGGGGAGACAACAAGGGCACAGGATGTGAACGTAGATCATGCAAAGGGCGGCTCCCATTATGGAGGTTCTTTGTTCTTATCTCAGAATGCAAAAACTTGGGAGCCCGATCAATATAAAGATATGATGTTCCGTCTTAGGATTGCAGATTTTACATCAACAACTGGCCAGGCTGTTTTTAAGGCTGGGACCAAGAGATATGTTCGTGACCTTGGAACTCCAACAAATCCAAACCCAGAGGCTGTAGAGCAATCACTTCAAGAAGACTATCAAATTGATTATTTTAAAGTGCAGACAGAAGAAAGATTGCCTATTGGTCATGATGATAAAGAAGGAACAATTACTTATATGTACAACGTTCCAGATTTGGATGGGGCGCGCACCGGCGGCGATATTTTAAATACTACTGGGGCATTAACTTATCTTTCAAATTCAGTAATGCTAGAGGCCGGCAAGGAATATGATAAGGGTTCTTTTCACCTTACGGCTGATATTACTGCCTTGGGGGGAGGAAATGCAGATCGCAAAGTAAGTCCTATTATAGATTTGAGTAAATTTAAATTGACTACTTGGAGAAATTATATTTCTGATGGAGGGATTCAAGATGGAGATATTAAATTTGCCCACGGCGTCGGAGAAGACTATAATGTAGGAGACACATTTACACTAACGCCTGCGGTTACTAAGGAACATCCCGCCGCCGATATTGGAAAGATTCAAGTGGCGAGTAATAATAGCCTTGGCGGAATTACTTCAATGAATGTTCATCCAATTGGAGCAGGTACTGCCGGAAGAAGGTATCATAGAACTCCTACTGTTACTGATGATGGAACAGGATCTGGAGTGTTGGCAAATGTTTCCGATGCTATTAAGATTTCTGGAGAGACTAATTCCAAGGGAGGAAATTGCAATTTTAGGTATGTTACCAAGCCAGTTAAGTTGAAGTCTGGGCTTGATGCAATGGACATTTCTGTTACTATGGACGTTTGTAAGCCTCAAGGTTCCCATGTCTATGTTTATTATAAAGTTAAGCATAAAGACGACCCTGAAAGTTTTGATTCTAAGAATTGGGTACTAATGAAACAAACACAACCAAAAGATAATAGGCCTTCTATATTAGGAAATAGTTGGATGGCATCTGAGCAATTCCCCATGATGGAACATACATATTCTACATATGGAGATGATGAAATTTCTTATACTGATAATAATGGAAATATTTTTCAAGGATTTAAATTCTTTGCTATTAAGATAGTTGGCGTGGCAGATAATTCTGCACAGCCGCCTATTGTAGGAAATTTAAGGGCAATTGCAGTAACATAAAAATATGGCATATAATGATGACGATGTAATCAAGACTGAAGATCCAACATTAGTCAAAGACCGTTATAGTAATGCTCTTCTTTCGGTTGATTCCTCTTCTCGTTCTGAATATCTTCTCAGGAGAAAGCAATTACAAAAAACCAAGGCTGCCGAAACTGATATAAATACTATGAAACAAGAAATCGACCATTTAAAGTCTGATGTTGGTGATATAAAGGAAATGCTGACTCAGTTGATTAATAAGATTTCTTAATATAAGTGAGCATTTAATGGGGCACCTAAACTTAGACATTCATGTCTTAGCAAGAACAATTCAGGCAGCAAATAATACTTCGGCCAATGGCCTGAAGATTATGACCGGCTACCAGCCTAACGACCCCCAGTATTCTAATACTGTAATGCTCTATGTTCGTAATGATCGTCGTGTAGGAATAAACACGCTGGAACCTCTTGCCGATCTCCATGTCGATGGTACTATCATGGGCACGTTTCTGGATATTGGGGACCTTATTCAGCGACCACGGGATCCAGAAATCTTTGTCCAGAACAAAGACATCGATGGTATTCCTGTTTCTACGAATGCAGGAGATTTTTGGTGGGACACATCTACACAGCCTCCTCTTTTATATGTGGCCGCTATTGCGAAGGCCGATGAAATAAAGGCCGGCGAATGGGAATTTGGCACTTCAGAAAGTCTAATCCCTGCGGATGTTGAAATATTTCATCAATTTGAGCCTCCTCCAACCTCTGAAAATGTAGGAGATGTTTGGTTTAATCTATCAAACAAAGTATTGGCCTACCGTGCTGCCATTGTAGGAGCCGATGAAATAAAGGCCGGTGAATGGGAACTGGCCGATGATATTAATGGAGAAATGGGGCTTGGGGAACAGACTGTTTCGCTCACCGGAATCATGGCAGATTCTGTTGTTATTGGATATTTTAATGAAGAGAATCCGTCCGAGGGATTTATTCGTGGCGTTCCTTTTTCACATTCCAATGCAAGCTATGGTGATATTTGGTTAGACCTGAGCGAGATTAATAGGTATTCGGCTGGTTCAAGGACTACTAATGCGATCAATCGTTGGCAGAATAGTGTAGGGGGATATGCCAACACAGGACCTCTGAGCCATCGTTTGGCCTGGCGAGCCGCCCCGGATGATGGATTAGGGCAAGTTTATCTGGACACTTATGCGGCCAGAAATTCTGCGGATCGAAAGACTGTATCTTATTATTCCGCCATGATTGGAACGGATCCTTATTATGGTCCTAATGTTGCAATCACTCCAGACGGGCAAGAAAATTTAATGCCTCAATATGATATTTGGTGGGACATAACAACCGAAACACATACCAGCGGAAGTCTTGTTGTAAAGAATCATCCTTACATCTATTTAACCAATTCTCAATTTTCTGCCTCATATGTGAACACCGGACTAGGCGCATGGTCGCAGACTGTATATTCTGGAGAATTTACAAAAGGATCTTCTCCTAGTGGTTGGTGGGACGCCCAGGATAGTGAAGTAGTTGCGGCCAAATCTAATATAGCAGCTATAGGGACTAGTCTTGGTCTCCTTTCGGCCGATGTTGCCGATCTTATCGATGATGTTGGTGGTATTATTGCAGGTGCGGTGGAAGGGCAGGCTCTAGACCACGAAGTTCTAGCAACATTTTTGCCTGTAGAGGGGCATAGTAGATTCCCTGCTCAAACGGATCCTATTCAAAACCCAGATGCAACAGGCAATGGAGACATTTGGATTCATACTGACTATGCAGTTGATCCTGTGACTGGGCTTGCAAACAACGATGCCATTTATAAATCTCATGTTTCAAATGTTGGAATTTCTGATAGTTGGTGGAGTAATAATGCGGCAGGCACGGGAAGCACTCATTATTGGGTTCCGTCTCCTAAGAATGGGCTAGGCAAAGTCTTTCTTGAGATGTGGTCCATGGGGACGCTTGGGTCTTTTCATCGTGGTGATAACATTATGCCGAGAGGGTATTCTCTGTTCGATCAGCCTTCTTCGGACTATATTTACAGAAAAGATGTTTTAGGATTTCCAGGAGATACTTCTGAGATTACATATCCTCCATATAGAATTGGTTCTTCAGATGGTGGGAGCATAGCTGAATTAGATCCAAGACCAGAAATTATTGAGTCTTTTCCGGGCGCAAATACATATTATGGGCCGAATAGTTTAAAGTTAACTCATAATGATCCATCCTCTTCAAGACTCGTTTTTGGATCTTTTGGAACGACGAGTGGATTTGGTGGAACAGAAGACGATAAGCAATGGACTATTACAAATATTCCAACCGGAAAAAAATGGGTATTTTCTTGGTGGCAAAATCACAGCACCACCAATAATAGGTCACCTGGGTTGATACGACTGGGCGTTGCCAATACTGCCTTGGGAACTGGTCTTTCATTTGATATTGAGCGCACGGATCGCATGAAAAACGTTGACCCCACTTCGGCACCTTGGGAATGGGTACAAAATTCTTTTTATATTGATTTGACAGGACATCATCTTATAGGAAATACCGGGCCAGATGCCGCGAGTGGTGTCAGTCATGCTACTCTGGTTGATGATGATGTAGTTATAGTTAGGGGCCCGAGCAACACTACCGAAGAACTTAGTGATGGTAATAATATATACGCAGATGAAATTGATAGACTAAGAATATTCATGTATTGGAATTTTGCTGCGGCATCTGAAATTACACATCTTGATGCATTTCAATTAGAAGATGTCACAGGAACAGAGAGAAGGACGCCTTCTAATTTCTCTGAGCCTTCTTTGGGTGGCGCAACAATCTTCGGTCGCCAAATTACAGATGGAAAGATAGTCGTTCATTGGAGTGAAGATTACGGCACCTGGCCAAATATGTATGGGCCAAATCCACTCATCACTCCTACGGGGCTTCCTAATCCAGAGCCCCACATGGACCTGTGGCTCAATACTTCTAATAATAATATGGCGTTCAGGTATCATCAGAATGCGACAGTTAATTATGCCCAGACTGCATTCTTTACTCATGTCATAGACTTGGATCAAACTTCTGATTCTGGTTGGTATGCAGCAGATGACAATCGGTTTAGTATTTTTTCGGCTAATATTGTCCAAAACTATGAACAAATTCAACAGGCCTTTGCAAATGTAGAGAATCTTCGCGGAGGATTTGACCATGATCCTGTTATATTCTTAAATGTAGAAGATGGCGGCGCATTTTCAAATGCAAATAGTTCTCATACAAATACTGCATTTGGTGATGTTTGGATTAATAATTCTGAATATAATAAACTTGCTACCGGGGCCTTGTCTACAAATGCTATTTTCCGTTGGCAGAACGGCACGGCCTATTCGGCCGAATATCCTTTTGGAAGAAGTTCTCCTCCTATTGGATCTTCTGGAACTTTGGCTTGGTATCATGCAAAAGAAAATCCAATAGGGCAATTATATGTAAGCAATTATCATACTCGAAATATTGCAGATCGTCAGACGATTATGTATATTGGTCCAGAACCTTCTGCTGGTTTTGGACCAAATGTTGCCCACTCATCCATGAGTCCTCTCCCCGGAGGTGCTGCAAGAGGCCCGCTAAACTTAAATCCTCGCGGAGATATGTGGATTAATACTTCTGATGGAAATAGATTATATGCCTATTTGGCCAATCAAACTTTTGGCGACACATATCAATGGCCAGGCCTGGCCCCTGGCGATGCTTATTGGGATAATCGTATTGAGACAAATAATCCATCGTTTGATGAGACAAATGATCCTACCGGTTGGTATGACGCCCAGGACACAAAGATTGCAATTCTAACCCAAAATGCGTTTGATAGTTATCATGCCACGCAATGGGCGCTGTCTAATGCTGCAACGGCTCAGGCTGCGGCAGATCGCGAAATCATAAGTTATACAGGAACAGAAGGAACCACAGGGTTTTTCATACAAGACACGACCTCTGGTCCGGACGGAGTTGCCTATGGAGACATATGGATTAATCCTGCTCCATGGAATACACAGTTAGATGGATCTCTTTCTGCAAATGCAATTCTAAGATGGCAGAACTCTTCTGGTGGATCATCCAACCCCGCCAATCTTGCCTGGAATTTTGCTCCAAATAATGCAGTTGGTGTTGTCTTTCTTGATGCCTATTTGGCCAGAAATGTTGCAGACCGAAAGACTGTTATTTACTATGAGGAAAATAGTGGTGGATTTGGACCTAATGTAGCCATCACTCCTACCGGGCAGCCTAATCCTAATCCTTATGGAGACCTTTGGATTGATACGGATGGCGGGAATAGGATGTACATCTATCTCACTAATAGTCAGTTCCAAATAGGAACATATGTTGGAACTGGACCAGGAAAATGGGCCCAGACAATTTCTAATGGAGCCTTTGATAGGATTAATGATCCAACAGGATGGTATGATGGGCAAGATACTCAGATTGCTACAGTCACTAGTTCTGTGGCCGGAGCCTTGTCGGCAATCAGCACACTAGAGACCCAGACAGACCGAGAACTTTTTGCCTTCTTTGAACCATCGTCGGCCTCCCCGACTCCGGATGCAACAGGCAATGGCGACATTTGGATTCATACTGATACTGCGCTCAACGCTGACGGCTCTGCAAATGCAGATGCAATCTATGTGTCCAATGCAGTTGCTACTGGAATTTCTGATTCTGATGATTCGCACAAATGGATTCCTTCTCCAGAGAATGCCATTGGGCAAATGTATCTCAGAAATTATTCAAATGCAATCTCTGGAGCCTTTGAGCGTGGCACCAATATTATGGAACGCCCATACTCGCTTTGGGATTCTCCATTAGAAGACTATAATTTCCGAACCCATCACGACTATGACAATCCTAATGCAAAATATTTGAATCGATTATATGATAAGACTGCCACCAGAAATATTCCTTATAAGACTTCGCCCACGGGAAATGGCATCATGGGGCTCGGGGCCACGGGCAATGTGGCGTTTATTTTGAACGATATGAAGGCCCCGGGCGCCTTCCAGCCTGGCGAAATCGCCGTTATTAATGAGGGCGGCATTGATTTTAAGGGCCCGGATGGTGTGACTGTGTGGACCATCCCTACGACTCGCGAGGATATATGGACTCCTTATGGTGAGTCTGTTCCAAGGCTTACATACACTACTGACCACCAGGCCGGCGCTTTTCTTATGTTTACTAATATGGATGCCACTACACGTTGGGGAGGATCCTGGGGAAATCATTTAAATTTTGTGGCTGTCGAATGGCACCCGGCCGCTAATACTTGGTATGCCATCCGCAACCTTCCGGGCCCCGATGGCCTCATCGCGGTGGGCTTTAAGCCCGATGCCGCAAATGGAGATTTTATTGTCGGTGAGATTATCTCCATGGAGGCGGATGCTGGGATTCAAGCCTTCCATAGTTGGATATTTGATCCGTCTGAAGTAGATCGGACAGGGACGCCAAGCGTAAATGGATATCTAGACACCACAAATGATAGACTTCTCTGGAGAGATTGGACTGATCCTGATCCAGGAAGAGACAAGCCATATCAATTCCAACCAATGGGGCATCTATATGATGTGAGAGTAAATACTTCATATGGCTGGACTGGAAGCGAGAGCCTGCAATTAACTACATCAGAAATTGGGGGCCCTAGTTTTATCTATTTCTCTCATCTGACTTGGAATCATTCAGAGTTTTGGGACGACCGTGCAAGATCGACGGTTACTATTCCTAAAGGCGAAAAATGGGTCTTGTCTTGGAGAGTGAAAACAGATGCTCCTGCAATTGGAACAGGATACAATTCTGGAAGGTTTGGGGTCTGGGTTTTTGCCACGGACAGTTCAAATGTAGGAACAACTACCACAGGAACCACTCCTCTTTGGTTTAGACCTAAAGATGCGGCCGATTTTCACTATACGAAGATGGCCGGTAATACCTCCTGGGAAAAACATTGGATGGTATTGGACTTTAGAGATCATGTCGACCATCAAGGATATTCTGCACCGACAAATATATCTGATGTCACAACTTTTGCAACACCATCTGGTAATCCTAAAGGAGTGTCAAATCTTTATCTTGATAATATTGATAGTTTAGGTTTTGCCATAGGATTTCCTGGCAACGGTTATACATATGGAGATGGTGCTGGAGGAACTAATGAATCAGTTGTTTCCAACACCTTCTGGTTTGACGCATTCCAGCTTGAGCGAGTGCCTGACGAATCGGCCTCTCCTTCTCCTTTCAAGGATCCTTCAAGTGCAGCCTCTCTTGTGTTTGGAAGAGAAATCACCGACGGAAAGGTGGTGGCTCATTATTCAGAACATTATCCACAAGGGCATGGCGCAGGGGCAGGGATCAATGGTCCTATACCTTATGTCACTCCTACTGGGCTTCCTAACCGAGAGCCACACGGCGATCTTTGGATCAATACGTCCAACAACAATCAAATCTTTAGGTATCATCAGAGCGACTTTTCGACAATCCCGACATCCCAGACCATTTATTGGACGACCACGACATCAGCCTCTGGTTGGTACACCACAGAAGATCCAAGGATTGTCTTCTCGCACCAGAATGTCATTGACCATGCAGCCAACATTTCAAATATATTTGCAAATCTTGATGTCCAGAGAACTCTAATTGAACATGATATTGTCACGTTCTATGAGTCAGAAGGTGGGGATTTTATTCGCCTGGGGCAGAATCCTACTGCCAATTTTGGTGACCTTTGGATTGACATTTCTCCGCACAATCATCTCTTAACTGGCGGGCTTGATACAAATGCAATCAATCGATACCAAAATACAATGGACGGGCAAGGAGAGTCTTCTGAAGGAACTCTTGTCTGGGAGCCCACACCAGAAAATGCACTAGGCAAGGTCTATCTGGACACCTATTTGGCCAGAAATGCTGCGGATCGAAAGACTGTCACATATTATGTGTCGAACACTTATTCTGCGCCACATTATTATGGGCCAAACGTCGCAGTCGATATGGCAGGGGTCCTTAATCCTAATCCTCATGGGGATCTTTGGATTGATATTGGAGGATCGAATAGACTTTATCTTTATCTGACGAACACTTCATTCAATGCCACCTATATAAGCACCGATACAGGCGGGGCTAATTCCTGGGCCCAGACGGCCCATAGTGGAACATT